GCCCACCCCTTAAACAATTCCAGGGTAATTTCTTGATGGTTGCTATAAACAGCAGGTTCACCACTTTTTTCATAATCTGCTGTTTTTCCATTTTGCGTAACTCTTATTTTTGAACCCGCTGGAATATCAATTTCATTAGAAATAAACAGCTTTGTAACCTGAATGACTTCAGCAACATTTTGGTTCTCCAATGTCTGTTTTACAGTTGCAAAAGATAATTTACAGGGCTGGTCTATATAAATTGGAACTTCTTCAAATTCAGTTCTTTTTGTGATTGGATTTACTTTTTCTTCCCTGATGAAAACAGAACAGGTTCCTTTCCATAACATTTGAAGGGCTTTTTTATGTCCGGTTACCATTTTATACACCTATAAGAAGTAAATTTTCCTTTTCCATGATTCATCAGGTATAAAATTAATTCATCCAATCTTTCTTCAGAGGTTTTGCTGCCATCACCAACAGCAAAAGTAACACTAGTGTCACCCTCTTGAATTTGCCTTACTGCTGTTTCCAAATCAAATCCTTCCAATTGCCCTCTTGATTTTTTATTTAGAAGAAATTCACCAACAACCATGTCAACTGCTATTTCATGAAGTCCTTCAGGAATGGTATTAATGTTGCAATCAGCTTTGATGCTATTTTCAATCTTTTGGATAAGGAATTCAATCATCCAATTATCAGCTTCAGTAACTTCATATCCAAAAGATTCAAGCCTTTTTGTTACATCTTCCAACATCATTACCACCCCTTATTTCTTTTTCTTTGTAGTTTGCTTCTTTAGTTCTTCCTGTTCAACTTCTTTCTTTTCAGGTTCTTTTATTAATTTAGTTGCTTCAGCTTTCTTGGCAAGTTTTTCTTGTTGCTCTTTTAATCTTTTAGCTTCTTCCCTTCTTCTCCTTTGAAAAGCAGTAGCACTCATATAATCACCTCACAAATAAAAAAGGGGGGGGTAAAAATTAACTACCCCCTTTCTGAATTATTTTAACTTATGCTAATTTATGCTTGAATTGCACAATACGAACATTTTTAGGCTCATATACTCTTTCCCAGTTCCTATAATCAGCAAGTTCAGCATTGCTTGGGGTTGAACCTGCAACATAAAGGTTCTTGAATTTCACCCCTCTTGGATGAAGGATAAAATGCCTTCTATTGATAAGAATGTCATCACCAGCTAAAGAATCCCTGTCAGTTTCAGTTGGAACAGGTGCTGCACCTTCACCCCAACCAAAGGCACCTTGACCGAAAATATAAGTCGTATAAATGCCATTTGTGATATCAACAGGCAATCCATCATCTTCAATTACAGGTTTACCCAAGAAAGTCTTAATAGCAGGTTTTCCTTCTGAAGGTGGAATAGTTTCAATAAGGTCATCTTTAGTTAATTTTGCAACAGTTGCACTGTGCATTGCAAAACCTGTAAGTTTTTCAGAACTATCCCCAAGTTTGTAAATAGCATCAACAGTGGTTTTTGCATCAATAATTGCTGCATCACCAGTTTTGCTTGAAATGTCGAGTTGGTTGGTATTCATTCCTGTTGCTTCATTACCAAATATTCCTTCCAGTGTTTTCAAAAGAACAACCTGGAACCTTCTTGCCCAGTATGCAGCCACCAAGTCACCTATTGCACCCATAGGGTCGTCACCTGATAAAGCTTTTGCCAGGTCATTTACACTCCATGCTTTACCTCTTGCCAATAATGCAGCCACATCTTGGTTTGCTGTAATTTTTCCAACAGTCAATGCTTCAACATCAGATAATACTTCATCATCACCATCTAAATCTTCCCAAAATGGCATGTTAATTAATTTACCACCAGCTCTTGCAAGGGCATCTAAAGCTTCATTCCTTGCAATTATTCCGCTTTGGTAAAATGCAGATAATTCTGCTGTTCTCTCAACAACATAAGGATTAAACACTTCAGGAACTATAACATCAGAAATAATAGTTTTTGTTGCACTCATTATTCATTCACTCTCCTTATCATTTTATTTTGCATTTGCAGCAGCTTGAAGCTGCCTTGCCAGTTCTGGATTTTCTCTTAAAATTCTTCCTTGTTCAGTAAGATTGAAATATTCTTTTGACCAAGGATTTTTACCAACAGGTGTTCCATCACTGGATTCACCGGGTTTAAATCCCTTGAACTGTTGCTTATTTGAAGATTGAATATCAAAAAGGAAACTGGAATCTTCACTTTCTTGTAATTTTTTAATTTGTTTGTCCAGTCCTTTGATATTACCATCTTCATCAAGTTCAACATTTTCAAGGTCAAGTAATGCCTTAACTGCTTTAATGTTTTTAGCTTTTGAAGCAATCAATGCTCTTTCAACTGCATTGTTAATTCTTATTTGCTTCAATTCAGCTTCATATTTTTCTTTGGTTGCCTCATTTTCTTTTTGAAGCCTTTCAATTTCAGCTTGCAGTCCTTCAGCATCAATTTTCTTTAGTGCTTCAAGGTCCTGTTCAAGCTTTTTCTTTGCTTCATTTACTTCATCAAACCTTGATTTAGGGATAAAACCTTTAAGGTATTCTGCAAAAGCATCAGCAACCTTTTGTGCCAATTCTTCAGTAAGTCCTAATTTAATCAAATCTTCTTTTTTCATAAAATCAACCATCCTTTCACACTCATTTTTTAACCTGGTTCAGTCCAGTTCTGTGGTCTTGTTCTTTATCGTCTACAATACCAAAAAGACGAAATTCATCTTAAAGAATCAATTTTAGATTGCACCATTTCAATATAATCTTCATCATCAGAAACCCTGATATGGCTTTCCAATAGCCAAATACTATTTGTTTTTGGAAGAAGGTTTCTTTCAACGTTTCTTTTAACTACATAAGCAATTTCAAGCTTTTGAATATGGGCATGTTTTTCAAAATTGGTTGGGTTGTAAACAATAAAAGTTCCGTCATACCTTGACCTTTTAATTCTCAAAGTGTTACTTCTTTTTCATAGCATCACCCCTTAAAATAACATGAAAAAAGCACCTGTATTTTTACAAGTGCTTCTTCTTTTGAAAGTTAATTTTCAATTTGAATTAAGTGTTCACCATAAACATTAAAATACTCTCTATCAAGCTCAATTAATTCATCTTTAATGTTTTGTGGACAATCTTCTTTAATGCTTAATCCATTTTCATTAAGAATTAAGTATTCATCATACTTTGATAAATCAATCATTTGAAATCAATCCTTCCACTGGATTTATTAAAATTTCAACAACCTTCTTTGCAACTTCCCTTGGGTTACCATTCATATATTCTGCAATACTTTCCGCAATAAATTCAGCAGTGTTGGTCATGCCATATCCCGATAAATATTCTTTATATGCAGCAGTTCCTTTTCTTGACTTTAACACTTCTTGCATTATTTTAGTTCTTAAATTATTTATCATATCTAATTTGGTTATATTTTCAACTGTCCTATCAAGCTTAAATTTTTCATGTATTGCATGACCAATTTCATGTCTTATAGTATGCAATTCTGAAGGTGTTGACCAATGACCAATTTTAAATTGTTCTTCAGCAATCGCTTTAAGTTTTTCCAAAGCATTTTTATTTGATACATTCCGCAACCATAAGCTTTGTTGACTTGAAGAATATGCACCAGCCCATGTTCTGCTGAATCCTTTAGGGAATGTTCCAATATACTTTAATGTGTCAATATCCCCAAAGATGGCTTTAAATCTATCAAGCTCTTTATTTATCGCATTAGCAACATCTAAATTATATTTTGAATAATCAGCATCAATGTTATGTTTAGCTTTAGCATATTCTTGTGCTTCAATTATTGTTTTTGCTGGAATGAATTCTTTAATTATTTTGCTACTTATATCAAGTTCTTTTAACCCATCTTTAGAACCACCATCAACAAAAGCCTTTTTCCAATCTTTATATTTCATATTAGAAGGTACATAATAGGTTTTTCCATCAGAACCCCTTGCAGCACGTTCTCCAAAATTATCCTCAAACCAAGGAGCAGTTACCGTTCTACACCAAGGATGAAAAGGGGGTGCTGTAACACCAACCTGGTAATCTTTCATATCAAATACTTCACCGTCAAGGTCTTGGCATATTTGACTTGTTCTATTATCCAGGGTTGCTACAATTTCATATTTTTCAACACCTAAATCATTGAAACAATCCTTTTGTGCTGCTGAAGCAAAAGCAGCCGATTCAGTCATAATTAATCTTCCAGCTTTATTCTTATCAACGTTCAATTCTTTTGAAAGGTTCCTAATTAAAATATCAGGTGATTCACCCCTTATAACTGCCTGAGTTAGTTGTGTTTGAAGTGAACCAATAAGCTGTTGTTTATTCACCCATATTCTATCACTGAAAGTTCTACCATCCAATGACCATGGTCTTGAAAGTATCTTATCAAGTTGATTACTGTCTAAATCATGTAAATCCCAACCAATATTGAAACCCCTTTGAATTTCAAATGCTGTATGGTAATAACCATCAGAATAAATGTCACGAAGTAATTTATCAAGTCCATCTGATTGGTTCCCATACAACACTTCAACCTGTTGCTGCAATTGAATTTTTAATGCTTCTAACCTGGAAATATGAACCCTTGCTGAAGCATTTTCAAGTTCTTTCATCCATTGCTGATTAAGTGCATTTTCTTCACCATATTTAATGTATTCTTTAACACTCCACTTAAATTCAGCAAGTTCTTCTGTTTTAAGAAGCTTTTTCGCTTCAGCCATAGTTATTTGATTATTTTCTGCAAATCTTTGATACCAGTTATTGATTTCTTTTTCAATGTTAGCTGAAGCAATTCTGTATTGCTTTTCAAGGTCTGCATAAAATCTTTGACCTTTTTCAAGTTGGGCCGATGCAAGCATTTCCATTCTTCTTTTCCAGTAAGCATTATTCTTCATCACTGTCACCATCTTCATTATATGGCTGCTTTACAGGATTGAAGGAATTCAAATATTCATCCATGGCTAATTTCTTTTCTTCCTTAATCCTTTCTAATTCATTACTTACATCAGAAATCCATGGATGCTGACCAATGATGGTTTCATGTGATAAGATGCCCATTGATTTTTGACAGTTTTCAACAATTTCAGATTCATTCATCATAATATCCCTGTTAAAAATAATTGTAACTTCTTCATCTTCAAAATTACCTTTACCAGTATTGGCAAGATGAACATTGACAAACCAAAGAAGTTCTTCAAAAGCAGCCTGAAATTCTGTTTCCATACCATTAGCATCCAAATCAATATCAGAATACATTGATTGAATATTCATTTGGTTTGGATTACCGCCAAGTCTATCATCTTTAGCATCAAATCCACGACCATTTTCAATAAGTGCTTTCTTAAATAGGTCTAAAATAGCTTTATAATTTTCAGCATTAACAGTAACTTCAAGTGTGTCAATACCACCATCAGCACCATCAACAGTTTTTACTTTAACGACACCATATTGTGCAAGGTTCCTTCTAAATTCACCAAGATTTGTTCCATCATAGTTTTTAAGCACCAAGATTGTATTCCTTGCATCTTCTTGCATATTATTCTGAAAATCAGAAAGGATTGCATTAATACCATCTTGTAAAGATTTAACCCGATTTATGAGTGGAATTTCTTTGTGGTTATACTTAAAAGCTATTAATGGAACCTTTGACCAATTCCAATGTGTTTCTTTTCCTTCTTCATCAATTACAACCATATAACTTGAAGATGGATTTTCAACATCAGGAATTAAAACACCATCCTTTAATTCATATCTATGAATACCATTGGCGTCATAAACTTCAACGTTTTCAATGATTACTTCCCTATCACCTTCATAACCTTCCACTTCATAAATTCTAACTGCCATATCCAAAATAGTATGTTCAGCATCAGCCCAAAATGGAAGTATTTCATAAGGTGGAAATTTTTTAAAGCATAATTCACCTTGTTCATTGTAATAAGGATGTAACCAACCAATACCACCGTTTAATACATCTTCCCCCAAGTTCTTTAATGTTCTTTGGAATCGTTTATTAAATATTTTCTTTAATTCATCTTGATATTTTTTATTATCAGTATCAAAAGTTAATGGCTGCCCAAGTAAATAATTAACCTTTTGGTCAACCAATTTTGCATACTGATTATCCACAATTCTATTATTAGGAAGATTATTAACTTCCTGAAGTTCACCATTTTCACCAATAACAGTTCTTTTCCGATATAAAATATCATGTTCACCAAGATAGTATTTTTCCCCAGTAATCATTGCCATCCGTTTTGGTGAACTTTTAAATTTCTTGATTTCCTTTTCAAGGAATTGTGTATCAGTCATTATAGTTTTTGCACCTTCAGCAATAATTTTATTAATTCTTCTTGTTTCTTTTCCAAAATTCAGAAACCCAAACAATGCAATTCACCACCTTTTAATCAAAGCTAAATATTTGACCTGCATTAATTTTTTCAGCAATTCCCGTTGTAGCATCAGGTGCATCATCATGAAGATTTTTGCCTTCTTTCTGATATTTGGTCATAGCTTCATAATATTCAGGAAATCTATCTGCCCAATTTACCGGGAAGTAAATATGATTCATAACCCAAGTTGAATTTGAAAGTATTCTTGCTTTCTTATTCTTGGATTGATGGAACCAGTTAATCTGAACTCTATTAGTCCTATATTTTTCACGAAGTATTCGTTCAACTTGTCTTGCAAACCCTCTACCGCCATTATTAGATTCAATATCTGCAATGTTTACATTATCTTCATAAAGCATTTTTGCAACTGCTGGTTCAGTAATTTCCATAGGTTCTTTTGTATATAACACATTAAGAACATAAGCTTCACCATTATAAACACCATAATTAATACTGCAAAGGTAATCATCACCCTGGTCAGCAGTATCAGTGTAATTTCTAATACATGTAAATAAAAGATTACCTTTTTCATCCATTGGCAATCTTGTATATGTCTTAAAGCTGGTATATAGCTTACCTTTAATATCAATGGGTTCTTGCTGATAATTGGCTGATGCAATTTCAATACCCATAGCTTTACACTTTGCTTCATAAGATTTTCTTGAAAGTATTTCAGGGCAAAGCATTGTTCCATCATCTTGTAAAGCTTTCATGCTTATATGCCTTACTTTTGCACCAGTTTCTTTGAAGTATTCTAAAGCCCTTCCAGCCAAATCACCAGTTGCCCACCTGGTCATGATGATGATGATTTTACCGCCTTCTTCAAGCCTGGAAAGCATTGTATTAGTAAACCAATCCCAATGCTTCTGAAGAACTTCTTCATTATAAGCTTCCTGGGCATTTTTAATAAGGTCATCAATAATCATAAGAGTGCAGCCAAAACCTGTTGCAGTTCCAGTTGGTGAAGTTGCAAGATAGTTATTATAGGAACCTTCCAAACTCCAAAGGTTCATTGCACCATCACCTTGTTTAATCCTGGTGTTCGGGAATATATCAGAATAAACAATTTTATTTTCATCAACTTTAACTTCTTGGATGCTGTTTCTTACATTCTTTGAAAAAACAGTTGAAAGAATTTCATTATATGAACCTGTCATAATCTTTTCATTCTTATTTCTACCAAGAACCCATTCAACAAATAACCCCGCTGTTCTTGACTTCCCATGTCTTGGCGGCATATTGACAATAAGAACTTCATCATCACCTTCATAAAAGGCTTGAAACTCATTGCAAAGTTCTGCCAAATATTTTCTATCTTTTTTATAGAAGTCAGGTGCTCTTAAATTGCAGTATGAAAAAAAGTCTTTTCTTGCAAGTGCTAACTTAACCTGCAATTGAAAAGACTTGCTATATTTATCAATCTTCATCTACAATCAACTTCTTTAATTCTTCAACTGATAGTTCATCAAATGGATTGTTCACCTGACCTGATAATTCAATCTT